TATTGTAAAGGGACCTAAAGGGGAAACAGATTGAACATCGGATGGATAATCTGATATAAATAAAGTTACCTTAGAATTACCTACCAAAAATTTATAGTCAGGCATAAATCTTATCAAAGACATAAATAATTCACCATCATCAATATCAAAATCTCCAGATCTAATAAAAGCATTAATTGAGCTTCTGCCTGAACTATTAACTTGATCATTTCCTACTTCATGAGCGTAGTAGATAGACGCTCCATATAAATTGGTAATACCTAAAATATCTGGAAACACTGGAGCAGTTGTTGATTCATAATCAGTTGCATAAGGTTTGGTAAAGACTCCTTGATCAGCATAAGTAGTTCTATCTAAAGATGAAGTAGTCCAAACATTTTCTTGATAATTGTAAGTCACACATCTGTCAATTTGGTCAGATCCATCTTTTGGATAAAACCAATTTACTTCTGTATATAAAGAATTTGGTGAAGAAAAAATTACATCAGAAGAATTAAAATTAAGACCTAAATTTCCATTCTGAACTGTAAATACAAAGTCTTCAACTAAACAAGGTAAGGCTTTAACAGTACCATCGTACATAAAAAAACCACCTTCGTTAGACATCCAATATATAGCACCATTGACATAAGAAGCTGCATGTTGTCCTATGCATCCGCAATTCGTACCAACTTGTCTAACACTAAAAGTAAAAGGTGGACCTACAAATTGAATTACATACGCAGCGTTATCTGTTAAAACAAAAACATAATCTTTACCTTGTAAAGCTGCCCTAATTTCATTACCAGTATCTAATCTAAATGTACCTGCAGTATTGGTAGCAGTAGGTAGATAAGTGTTTAAATTCTCTTGATTAGAAAATCGTACAAACATGGGATCTTGTGTTGTGACGTCACCAATGGTTGTTTCCGTTCCAAAATGAAATAAATGTCTATCTCTATCAGATACTAATGTAAATCTAGAAGCTGTCGGATTGTTAGTTGTTTGGAAGTTACTTGTTGATTGTGATGCTCTTACTGTTCTAGCATTTGTTGCTCCTGCATTCCATGTAAAAGTTTTGCCGTTAAATATTGTAGCAACTAAAACTTCACCAAAATTATCAAGACTCCAATTTCCTGGATCTAATGTAACCGTGCTTGTAGTTCGTTCCGTTCCCCACGTAGAATCTCCCCATAAATAAGTTCCCCAACCATAACCCGTTGTTTGAGTAGTGGGTCCTACCTCAACATAAGGATTAACAGTTGCAGCTCCCGCTGCAGTCATGCCAGATCCTCCTTCATTTCTTACAGCTTGAACAGTAAATTTATCTATATCAGGAACAGTTAAAATTTCGTAAGCTACTTCTAATTCTGTAGTTGTAAAATCTGATGCACCTGTAACAGTCACACCAGATAAAGTTACATATCTTCCAACTTTTAGACCATGAGAGCCTTTATTAACTTGTAAAACATTTGAGCCATTAACAGTTGTTAATGTGCATCCAGTAATTGCGGTATCCAAAGGAGTAATATCAAAAAAATCATTACCATAATATAAAAATAAACCTTGAGAAGTTCCTATGGCTGCATATTTTTCACCTGCGAAAGAGGTCCAAGTTAATTGTGCTCTTGCTGCTCCTGGTAAAGTTAAAGATGCAGCAGTTAGTTGTTCCCAGCCACCTATTTTTTCAGGTGCGGTATATCTAAAACGTACAAAGTCACCATCTACCCATTGTCCAGGAAGAGCCGAAGGTACGCTTTGTTTATTAAAACCAGGTGCAAAATCTACTTTTTTTAAGGCCATAATTGTGTTATATAATAATTTTATAGAGAATGAAAGTATCATAATTATGCCATTAATAAATAATTCTGTGTATTTTGTACACATACCTAGAACTGGAGGTAGATATATAACAGAGTTATTTAAAAATAATAATTACAATTTAAATTTTGATAATTTTAATGAAAAAATATTTATTGAAAATAAAGAATTTTCTGAACTACCCCATCTTTCATATCCTCATTACACACGTTTATTTAAAGAAACAAGTATTAAATGTTTTGCTGTAGTAAGAGATCCAGTAACTAGGTTTGCATCTCATTTAGAAGATAAACGAGTAGATATAGAAAACATATTTTATAGTAAAGATAATTTTTTACAATTTATAAACGCTAATATTATTTTTAACAAATCTAATTGGTGTTTACCTCAAGTAAATTTTATAAAAAAAAATACTCTCTTATGGAAATATGAAGACGGTTTAACTCAAAATTTTATTAATTGGCTACATAAAAATTTTGGTTTTACTTTTAAAAAAACTAATGTTAATTATGAAAAAACTAATGTTGATTATAAGAGTGAAATAATTTTAAATAAAAAACAAATTAATCTTGTTAAAGAATATTATTATCAAGATTATAAAATATTAGGATATTAAAATATTATAATTATGGATCATTTAGAAGCAGTTGTTGAATTAAAAAATATAGTTTGTCCTAATTTTATACAAAAATTAATTCCTTTCGTTAAAAACAGAGCTAAAACTCAACTTGAAATTAGAGCAGGGCTTAATAAAGATATAAGAAATGTTAAAGGTCATAGTTTAAATGTAAAAATTCCAACAGATTTATTTTATTGGAATTATATAAAAAATGAAATTCAAAGATTATATCCTTTATACACTTCTAAATTTCCTAAAATGGAAAACTCAAAAGTTAATCAAATAGATTTATTAAAATATTCACCTGGAGGAAAATATAAAATTCACACAGATAGTTTTACCAATAATTATAGGCAGTTAAGTATTATTATTAATCTTAATAATGAATACGATGGAGGTGATTTAATATTTACAGATCAAAAAAATAAAGAAGTTAAAAGGATAAAATTAGATACAGGATCAATTGTATTTTTTCCTAGTAATTTTATGTATCCTCATGGTATTGACCCAATTAAAAAAGGAACAAGATATAGTATAGTAGCATGGCTCCAGTAAAATATAGTTTAATTAAAGATTTTTTTTCTAAACAAGAATTAGAAATAATTCAAAAATATTGTTATCATAAATTAGATGAAAACAGGAATTATAATTTAGATATACAATCTTTTTCTCCAGCTTGGTATAATGATCCTTTAATGAATTCTATATTAGATACAAAGTTATCTAGAGTAGAAATAGAATCTAAACTAAAACTTTATCCTACTTATGCATATTGGAGATATTATGTTTTTGGTGCTACGTTAACTAAACATGAAGATAGGCCTTCTTGTGAAATATCTGTTTCAGTTTGTGTAAAAAAATATGATGATTGGCCAATATTTGTTGAGGGTGCTAAGTTTGAATTAAACGAAGGTGATGCAGTTTTATATTCAGGTTGTGAACAAAAACATTGGCGACCAGGAATATACAAAGGAAAGGGAATGGCTCAAGTATTCTTTCATTATGTTAACCAAAACGGACCATATAAAGACCATGCTTACGACCAAATTGAAAAAAACAAATGACAGATAAAACAGTAAATATAAATAATTTTATTGGCACATATGATAACTTTATTATGCCTGATGATTGTCAAAAAGCTATAGATTTCTATGAAAGAAGAGTAAAATTTAACGAAACAATTAACAGAATTGATTTTGAAAAAGCATCCACATTAACAAAACAGGATCAACAATTTTTTGCAAACGAACATAATATAGATATTTGGTGGGAAGAATTAAAACCTATGATGTTTAATTTTGATTTAGCCTTTCAAAATTATTTAACACAAACAGGTGCTAAAAAAGCTTATGGTGTAGATAAATTTTTTTATACTTGTTTAAAACTTCAAAAAACTTTACGTACCGAAGGCTATAATACATGGCACATAGAACACGGTAAAGGATATGATAATGAACCTAGAGCTTTTGTTTTTTCTATTTATTTGAACGATGTAGAAGAAGGTGGAGAAACAGAATTTTTACATTTTTCAAAAAGAGTAAAACCTAAAAAAGGTAGAATAGTTATTTGGCCTGCTGGATTTCCATACGTGCATAGGGGTAATCCGCCTTTATCAGGTGATGGTAAATATATATTAACTTCTTGGATGATGTTAAGGTGAAAATTAAAAACCGTATTATAATACAAGATAATTTTTTTACAGAGGAAATTTTAAAAGAAATAAATAAAGATTTATTAAAATCTAAATTTAAAAATAGATCAATAGATGAAGGGGATTCTATTTATCAAAAAATATATTTTCAAGTGCCGTTGGATAAAGAATATTTTGCAGTAAAAGAAGTTATGAATATATTAAATAAAAATAATATTAAAGTAGATCATGCTTTTTCAAATTATTTTCTTAGCACAAAGCATGAAAAAGCTACACCTCATTGTGATGCTACAGATGTAAATTGTTTAATATATTTAAAAGGAAATCATTTAATTAATAGTGGAACAGGTTTTTATGATAAAATTAATGATAACTATGAATTAAATACTCATGTTGGTTTTAAAGAAAACAGAGCTATTATTTTTGATTCTAAAATATTTCATTGTTCTCTACAATTTAATGAAAACACTACTTCTAGATATGTTATGGCTAATTTTTTTAATTATGAAGAGTAAGACGTAGGTCTTGCACCTAATCTAGCAATTTTATCAGATGAAGTTTCTTCATCAATATTATCATTGTCCCAATCAGATTGTAATTGAACTAAATGAGCAGAATCCCATTTGTTTGTAAATTCAGAAATATTTCCTAATACTGATGAGTCATATTCTGAATGTGAAGTATTATCTCTATATTCTACTGCATGTGAAGCAACATCAGTTCCATATTGGATTGCCCAAATATTAGAAAATTTTGATTGATCCCAAAAAGAATTATCATCAATTGTATAACCAGTACCTGATTCTGCTCCAGTATTTTTAATTACCATTTTGTCTTCAAATACTATTGTCCAAGTTCCTTGTGATGCCATAATTTCTCCTAAGTCTTAATAATATAAATAATTGTTAAATAAGGTTGTAATACAGAAGAAGCACTACCTGTATAACTACTAGATCCACTACCAGAAAAGTTTGCACTCATATTGTGAGAGTGACCTCCACCTGAACCTGTGCTACCAGTGCTTGCTGGATTAAAAAATCTTCTAGGAACAACACCAGATGGCCCAGCACCCGGAGGACCCGCATTACCACCACCAGGGTGTGAGTGACTAGCAAGTTGTGATGTTGATAAAGTAGCATTAGCTGTTGAACCCCCAACGTTTCCAGTTACGTTAGTTGATACACTTCCAGATGAGGCTACTGTGTTTGCTCCACCAGTAGAAGCTAAAGCTTTGTTGTTTGATTTTCCAACGGCTACGTTGTCTTGTAGATCTGGAACATTAAACGTTGATGAACCATCACCACCACCATAAGTAGAGGCTACGATTGCAAATAAATCTGCATAAGTTGATCTTGAAACTGCTTGACCATTACACTCTAAGAAACCTGTTGGCACTGAAGCAGAAGACCATGGCACAATAGTTGCCGTAGGAATTCCTTCGATACCTGTAAGGTTTGCTCCTGAAAAATCGTATTTTGTTGCTTCGTAATTTGACATATTATTTCTCCGTGTAAGTCCATCCTGTTGTAGCATCTCCAGAAAAAACTAATGAAAAAGCTGCACCTTGAGTATTAACTACAAGATCAGATGCTGCATTAGCTATATTAGAAGAATTCCTACCAACAGTCAATGCGTTAGTTTGAAAATCATAACCTTGATCTACAAAATGTACTTCATCCCCTGTAGCCGGTGATGCCGGTAGTGTTGCTGTAACTGCTCCACCATTTGTATTTACTAAAAGTTTAGCACCAGCTTGAACTGTTTCTGCTGCTGATACTGCTCTCCAATTT